AGCTCGAAGCAGGAGATGGACGAGGTAGTGCGCCGGACGGGTATTAAAATCCTCGCTCAGTTGGTGGAGATGTCTCCAATTGGTAACCCCGATATCTGGCTGATAAACCAGACTGCATCGGCATATAACGATGCAGTTCGGGAGCATAACGCGACCCTGCGTGATGACCAGGCTAACCTGACCAAATCTGGACGACTTAAGCGCGGCCTGCGCGTCAACGACTCGATGGACATCAAAAAGCCTGATGGCTATGTCGGCGGGCGGTTCAAAAACAACTGGTATGTGGGCTTTGATAGCCAGCCGACCCAATCCAACGATACACCGGATGCTTCCGGTCAGGGTTCCAACTCCCGAGGCATGGCGGTGCTGGAAGTGTTCCGGGTGGGGCAGGTCAGCTCGATTTTCTTCACCAATAACCTGCCGTATGCACAGGCGCTGGAGAACGGGCACTCCGGTCAGGCCCCCGGTGGCATGGTGGGCATCACCGCGCTGGACGCCGCGCAGCTGTTCCGTGAAGCAATGAGCGAGGTGCGCAATGGTCGGTGACCAGTCAATGCGGATCGCTGACCTGCTGGAAGGTCGTATCGCGGTTATCTGCTCTTCGCTCGGGCTGCCAGTGGCCTGGCCAAACATCGCGTTTACTCCCCCGGATAATGCGCCTTACGGGCGTGTTTATGTTCTGCCGGCGCAAACCGTGGGGCAGGACCTGGAAGGCCAGTTGCGTACGTACCAGGGCATTCTGCAGCTCAACATCATCGCTCCTGCCGGTAGTGGTGTGGCTCAGGCCAGGGGGCTGGCGAAGTCTGTCGCTGACGCCTTCCCCGAAGGGCTGCCGCTGGTGGATGGTGACCTGACCGTATACATCAACGGCCCGCCGCAGGTGCGCACGCCGATACAGGATCGCCCAACGTCAGCACCCAACGGCAGTAGCGGCTCTATCACCTACACCACCCCCGTCAGCATGCAGTATCGCGCTGATTACTGACCCGCCAACCGGCGGGTTTTTTATTTCCTCAATTCAGGAGAATGCAATGGCATTCGCAATCCCTAACGGGTCACGTGTGAACGTGGCCAAGGCCTATCTTGCGCCGATTGTCTTTACTGCAGCCTCCAACGCGACAGAATGCGAACTGACCGTTGCCTCGGCTGCTGGCATCCTGGCGGGCGATGTTGTCCAGGTTAGCTCTGGCTGGCTGAAGCTCGATAACATGGTGCTGCGCGTTAAGTCCGTGACCAGTAATAAAATCGTGCTGGAAGCCTTCGATACCACCGACACCAAAAAATTCCCAGCGGGCACCGGCGCCGGTACGCTGCGCAAAGTCGACTCATGGATCACCATGCCGCAGGTCATGACGCTGTCCACTGAGGGCGGTGACCAGCAGACTACCTCCATCCAGTTCCTGGAGGATGATAAGGCCCGTACCATCCCGACGTTCAAAAACGCGGTGATTCAGGTCTACACCTTCGCACATGACCCGCAACTGGCGATCTACAAACGTCTGATTGACCTGGATGACTCCAGCGATACCACTGCAGTGTGGTTCCACAACCCGCGCGGCAAAGCGGATCGTTATTACTCTGCCAAAGTGTCATTCCAGAAGGTGCCTAAGACCGAAATCAACGCTGTGGAAAGCAACGAAGCGCGCATGAACTTCGAATCGGATATGCAGATTTACCCAATCGCCGATGCCTCCGCAGTGCCGCTGGCGTTCCTGACTGACCTGCCTGCCACCAAAGCCCTCGCAGTTGGGGCTGCACTGGATCTGGCTGTGGTTATGCAGGGCGGCTCCGCGCCTTACACCTACGTGTGGAAGAAAGGCAGCACCACAATCCCGGGCAAAACCGCTTCGACTTTCAACATCGCATCGGTCGCATCCGGCGATGCTGGCTCTTACACCTGCGAAGTCACCGATGCCGCCGGCAAAACCCTCACCTCGGCTGCTTGCGCCGTCACTGTCAGCTAACCAACAAGGCCCGGTTCGCCGGGCTATTCTGAGATGAATCAATGACCCAATTCTCCCTGATCCCGAACCCAACGTTTTCCGCTACCGCCAGTATTCCGCGCGCCGGTGCCGAAGACGGTAAGCTGACCTTTACCTTCCGCCATAAGACGCTCGAAGAGTTGCGTGCTATGGACGAGAAGATGAAGAAAGCGGCTGAAGGTAAAAAAGCTCTCATCGAGCCGCATGCCGATTACCTGATGGAAATCGTTGAAGGCTGGGCTCTGCCAGACGAATTCAACCGCGATAACGTGGTTGTCCTACTTAAGAACTATCCGCGCGCATTCGACAGCATCGGCATGGCCTACACCAAAGAGCTGATGGGTTACCGCGAAAAAAACTGAGGCAGGTCGCCGCAGCGATGTATACGCCGGGACCGACGCTCGCGGAGTTAGCCGCTTTTGGTTTAACGCCTGAGGACGTGGAGGAAGAGGTGGGGATCCTGCCCTCTATATGGGAGGCCTTTACCGTCTTCTCCACACTGGCGACCCAATGGCGCGTCGGTGCGAGCGGTGCGACCGGTCTTGATTACAACGTTCTCCCCTGGGTGTTTGAGTTGCACGGGGTTGAGGATGCGGCGGCCTGCATGGCTGATATTCGAATTATGGAAAGCGAGGCTCTCAAAGTGATGCATAAGGAGACGGCCTGATGAGTGACCAAATCGCCTCGATCACATTGCGTGCTGATGTATCCGATCTGAAAACGGCCAGCAATGAACTGGATAAACTCGGTGAAGCCGCGGCGGGAGCCGTAGGTAAAGCCGATGACCTTAACAGCGTATTCCGCGCTGGAGCTGAGTCTGCGAAGCAGGGCAGCGAAGGTCTTAAAGAGCAGCAGACTGCGCTCAAAGGCCTGTTGGAGAATATCGACCCGGTCACCAAGGCGTTGAACCGCCTGGACGAACAGCAGGCTGCGCTGCGTAACTTCCAGACCAGGGGCTTTCTGGATACCGATACATTCCAGGCCTATAACAAGATCCTGGATGATACCCGGCTGAAGCTGACCGATACCGGCGAGGCAGCAGCGCGGGCCCAGGCCGAACTGGCCGCCACCCAAGCTGCCGAAAAGCAATCTGCCGCACTGAAGAACCTGCTGGGCTCCATCGACCCGACGATCCGCGCGTTCAACTCTCTGGATGAGCAGCACGCGCAGCTGGTGGCCCATTTCGAGTCAGGGCGCATCAATAGCGCGCAGTTCGAGCACTTCAACGGCATTCTCAACCAGACGCGTGAGCGCCTTTCTGGTGTCGCTGACGTATTGCCTGAGGCTCTGTCCCGGCAGGAAGCCGCCGCCCGGCGTGCCGGTATCTCTGTCGGCCAATACAGCGCGGCAATGCGCACGCTGCCAGCGCAGTTCACCGACATTGCTACGCAGCTGGCTGGTGGTCAGTCTCCTTTCCTGATCCTGCTCCAGCAGGGCGGGCAGATTAAAGACCAGTTCGGCGGTGTCCAGGGGGCGCTGACGGGCGTCGGCGATTACATCAGCAGCATGGTTGGTCTGATCAGCCCGACCACCATCGCGCTTGGGGCGCTGGTTGGCACAGTCGGTTTGCTGGCTGCCGCGGCGTATAGCTCGTCTGAGCAGTTCGACCAGGTGGCCCGCTCGGTCATCATGATGGGTGGCGCTGGGTTCGCCTCAATGCAGCAGCTTAATCAGGCCGCTGAAGAGGTGGCCGGGAAAACCAACACCTCAATCAGCTCGACGGTCGATACCCTGGTAACGCTGAATGACACTGGCAAATATACCGCCAGCCAGATGAAGCAGATCGCCACGTCCATCACCCTGATGGGCAAGGCGGGCAGCGATACCAAAGCGGCAATGTCTGACTTTGGCAAGATTGTCAGCGACCCGGTGAAAGGCCTGGCGAGCCTGAATGAGCAGTACGGCTTTGTCGATGAAGCCATGATGAAGCACATCATCCAGTTGCGTAAGCAGAAGGGTGAGGAGGCTGCAGTGGCTGAGGCCATCCAGCTATACGCTGACGTCATGACCAAGCGTGCTGAGGAAACGAATAAGGCCACTGATAATATTGGCCAGATGTGGGAGTCACTCAAAAAAAGTGCCTCTGATAATTTCAGGGATATCGGCATTACCGTCCGCGCCTGGGGAAATCAGGTCATTGATATCTTTGACCTCGTTAAGGCTTCAATTAACGATCTCTTCCTCAATATAACCTCTCTTGATGCGAAGTTTACCGGCACCATTGCTGGCTGGGCGGAGAAGATACCCGGCGGTGGCGCGGTAGCTAACTTCCTCGGCATGGACGTCGAGGCCATGAAAAAGGCCGGGGCAGAAGCTGACAAGGAAATTGAGGCGAACAAAAAGCGCTACGACGAACTTTGGAAGCGGATCACCGCACCTAACGCGCAGGCAAATTATGAGGCTGAGGCCAAGGGCGCTAACGTTTCAGGTGAGGGCGGTACCAGCCGCGAATCAAAGAATGCAGTAACGAAACTTGCCCAGGACTCAACCAAAAAGGCCAGAGAAGCGAAGACTACGCTCGACGCTGGCGATCGCACTCTGGAAAATTACCGCGCTCAGGCCAGAACGTTAACTGAAACCCTCGAAACTCTGCGGCAGACCGGCGAAACGCACGCTAAAAATACTGAGTTCAGTAAGCAGCAATCACGCTTCGCTGAGTTGGACAGCGCCGCCAGGACTCGCGCCCTGACCACGCAGGAAAAATCTCTTCTGTCGAGCCGTGAGGCCATACTGAACGCCGCGAGGGTGGTGGATCAGAAGAACAAGGAAGTTGAGGCCCAGCAGAAGATTAACGGGCTGGCGCAGCAGGCCAATAAGTATGTCACGCAGATGTCCGAGAAGTCAGAGGCGCTCCGGAGTGGGTCTGGTTTGAGTAGTCGCATGGCCCAGCGAATGACTGAGGAGGCTCAGCTTCGACAGGGCTGGCTAAATGGAGGGGGAAAACTTGACGATGCTGGCTATGAGAAGGAGTTAGCGGCGCTTCGGAAATACTACGCTGAAGAAGATAAACTGCGTGGCGACTGGAAATCAGGTGCGATCAGCGGCTGGAATGAGTATCTGGATGCTGCTACCAACACTTATGACGCCGTCAAGAACGTTGCCAGTTCAACACTGACAGGCCTGAGCGACATGCTGACCGAGCTCATGACAACCGGGAAGGCATCGGTTAAAGAGTTTGGCAAATCGATGCTGAAGATGATCCTGGATGTGACAAACCGCCTAATGGTGGCTTATGCGGTGCAGGCTGCTATGGGATGGGTAAGCGGCGGCGCTGGTGGTGGCTCAACTCCAGGAGGAGCTTACACCAATGCTGCATCTGGAGTCACATTTAACGCAAAAGGCGGCGTGTATGAGTCCGCAGGCCTCAGCAAATATGTGAATGGCGTTTATGACTCACCTCAGTACTTTACCTTTCAAGGTTCATCGAAATTCGCGAAAGGTGGGGTTTTCGGTGAGGCTGGTGCGGAGGCGATCATGCCACTTACCCGTGACTCAGCCGGGCGTTTAGGCGTAAGAGCGCAAGGCGGCGGTGGTGTAGCGCCGGTTATTAATACTACCGTTAACGTCGATGTTGGTGGTTCGGCAACAGCACGCACCTCCAGTTCTGGCGATGCCATGGGACGTGCGCTCGCTGAGGAAATGCAGAAAGCCGCTCTGCAGGTGGTTCAAAAACATCTTAAGCCGGGTGGCATGATCTACAACTTCACTAAAGGCGCATAGTCGCTTCGATTGTTTTGACCTTATTATTCATCCTGTTAAGATGTTTCCGATTGTAATCAAAGGAAACGTGAAATGAAGAAGGTAGTTGCTTTAGCTCTTGGGGCGTTAATGCTGTCTGGCTGTACTGTTCGTGTTGCTGATATGACCGTAGGAAGTACCAAAAACTACAACCTGAACGCAGCTAAGTTTGAAAAAGGTCAACGTGTGACTGGTGAAGACAAAGCTCCTATTGTCATTTTCCCATTGGGCATTCCAAGCGTTAAAACAGCAATGGATCGAGCTATTGAAAAAGATAAGTGTTCCGTAGGTCTAAGCGATGTTGTTATCTATCAATTAAACCACGCATTTCTTTTCGGCACATATGGTTTCCGTGTCGAAGGCACGCAGATTATAGACAAGTCTCAGCTTGGTTGTGAAAACCGCTGATCTGCTACTTATACTGACCAGCCACCTTCGGGTGGCTTTTTTTATGGAGCAAATATGGCAGTTGAAACCTACAACTGGCGTTCGCAGCTCGGTGCCGGGCCTGTCGAGTATGGTCAGACGGTGCGATCGGCTCAGTTTGGCGATGGCTATGAACAGGTGGCCGAGAATGGCATCAACTCCACGGCCATTCAGGTGCCGATGAAGCACACTGGTACCGATGCCGAGGTAAAAGCTATCCGCGACTTCCTGCTGGCTCATACCGTAAAGGCTTTCATCATCACGCCGCCAGGCGAAGAGAAGGGGCTTTACCGGACTGTCGCTAACTCGGTGCGCAAGAACCAGATCAACAGCAAATTCGCTGAGCTGACGTTCACTATTAAACGGGCCTACGGGGTATACGCATAATGGAACTTGTTGATCAGGCCGCGAAGCTGGCACCAGGCGGCAGGGTCCGCCTGGTCGAAGTGGATGCCTCAGAGTTCAGCGGCGGGATCCACTGCTTTCACTACAGCCCGTTTCCCCATACGCCTGCCGAGATTGACGCGGCGAACGGCGACGAGGCCAGGCTGGGGCCGAAGCCCATCATCTGGGATGGCAACGCCTACGAGTTCTGGCCCTTCCAGATTGCCGACCTGGCGCTTTCAACGGATCAGGCCGCCGAGCCAAAGCTCAGCGTGTCTAACCTCGACGGCCACATCACCGCGCTTTGTCTCCAGTTTAAGGACATGGTGAATGCGAAGGTAAGCATCATTGACACCTACGCGGTTTACCTGGATGCGGTGAACTTCCCGGGCGGTGTTAATCCGACAGCAGACCCGACGATGTTCTCCCTACAGACCTTCTGGCTGGATACCAAAACCTCTGAAGATGACGAGATGGTGTCCTGGTCGCTCAGTAGCCCGGCAGACCTGCAGAACCTGGTCATACCAACCCGGCAGATCACCTCGCTCTGCGAATGGGCACTGCGCGGACAATATCGCAGCGGTGACGGCTGCACCTACAACGGCACGGCATATTTCGATGCGAAGGGTAATGCGGTAGCGGACCCGGCGTTTGATGCATGCGGGGGTTGCCTCAGTGACTGCCGCAAGCGTTTCGGCGCAGGGCTGGCAGAACCGAACACTGCCGTTCTTGATTTCGGCGGCTACCCGGCGACAGTTCTCTTCACCCGATAACCGGATATACCCATGAACAAAACCATTATGACGGCGATCCGGGCGCATGCGCTGGAGGAATCCCCACGCGAGTGCTGCGGCTTTGTCATTCAGTCAGGACGGCGCCAGCGCTATATCCCTGTGCCGAACAGCCACGAAAACCCGACCGAGCATTTCAGAATTGACGGTCAGCACTGGGCGAATACTGAGGATGCCGGAACCATTATCCGGGTCATTCACTCCCACCCGGGCGACGGCGCACGGCCTATCCCGTCTGACCTCGATCGCCAGCAGTGTAATAACTCCGGCGTGGTCTGGGGCATCTACGCTCCGGACTGCGATGAATACGCAGAAGTAACGCCGGACGCCATACCGCTGATTGGCCGCCCGTTCATTCTGGGTTCGCACGACTGCTGGGGACTGGTCATGGACTGGCACGCCACTCAGGGCGTGATGCTTAACGATTTCCGCGTTGATTACCCATGGTGGGAAAGCCAGTACCCGGACAACCTCTATTTTGACAACTGGGAGCGGGAAGGGTTTGTCGAATGCGACCCGGCGCCCGGCTGCATGGTCATCATGCAGGTCGAGTCGGACAAGTGGAACCATGCGGGGATCATCACCGAAGAGGGCGAGCTGCTGCACCACCTGTACGGCCAGCCATCCTGTATCACACCTTATGCCCGTGGATATTTTAAAGACCGGACGATGATCTGCGTTCGGCACAAAGACCTGCCGCAGGAGATTAAGCCATGGCGCGCTTAACCACGATTCGATTGTATGGCGCGCTGGGTGCCCGGTTTGGCCGCGTTCACCGTCTGGCGGTGCAGACGTCAGCGGAAGCGGTAAAGGCGCTGTGCATCAACCTGGACGGGCTGGAAAGCTTTCTCATGAATGCCAAAAAAAACGGCATGACCTTCGCGGTGTTTCGTGGCAAACGCAACATCGGAGAACAGGATTTCAGGGAGCTGGGCGGTGGCAGTGATATCCGCATCGCGCCTGTGCTGGAAGGGGCGAAAAAGGCGGGTATGTTCCAGACGATCCTGGGGGCTGTAATGGTGGTCGCTGGGGTGGTTGCCTCATTTATACCAGGCGCACAGGGATTCGCACCTTCGTTAATCATCGGTGGTGTCAGTATGATGGCCGGCGGTATCTACCAGATGCTCTCGCCGCAGCCCAAAGGCCTTCAGGGGCGTGATGACCCCGACAATAAGCCCAGCTATGCCTTCGGCGGCGCAGTGAACACACTGGCGATGGGCAACCCGGTCGCGCTGCTGTATGGCGAGCGCGAAATTGGCGGCGCCATAATCAGTGCGGGGATCGTGGCCGAGGATATCTGAGAATTTCTTACTCTTCAATTAGCACCCTATCGGGTGCTTTTTTTATGGATGTAATATGGCAACGATTACTGGTGCAAAGGGCGGCAGCCAGAAGCAGCACACGCCTGTTGAACAACCTGATTCAGCGCAGTCGATGGCGCGCTGCCGTATGCTGCTGGCGCTCGGTGAAGGCGAGTTTGCTGGTGGACTGGATGCTACCCGGATCTTCCTTGACGGCACGCCGCTGGGCAACGCCGACGGCTCGATGAACTTCGAGAATGTCTCCTGGGACTTTCGTCCGGGCACGCAGACGCAGTCGCCGATCCCCGGGTTCCCGGCCGTGGAGAACGAGACCAGCATTGGCGTGTCGCTGACGAAGGTCACTCCCTGGACTCGTGCCATCAGTAATACCCAGATTGACGCGGTGCTGGTGCGTATCGGCATTACCGGTCTGCAGCAGCAGGAGAATGATGGCGATATCGTCGGCACTTCCGTCACCTATCACATCGATGTGGCTGTAGATGGCGGTGCATACAGCACTGTGCTCACCAAAACCGTAACGGAAAAGCTCAGTTCTCTGTACGAGCTGACCCACCGCATCAATCTGCCCAAGGCTAACACCGGCTGGCAGATCCGCGTGGTTCGCGATACCGCAGACAGCACCAGCCAGATGCTACAGAACAAGACACAGGTGCAGGCAATCACGGAGGTGATCGACGCGCGCCTGCGCTATCCACATACCGCGCTGCTGTATGTGTCGTTCAACGCAAAATCCTTCAACAACATCCCGAAAATATCCTGCAAGCCGAGAGGGCGGATTATCCGCATCCCGCAGAATTATGATCCGGTTAGTCGGGTTTATAACGGCACCTGGGATGGGACATTTAAATGGGGCTGGTCGAATAACCCGGCGTGGATCTGGTTCGATGTACTCACGGAGCCGCGCTTTGGCCTGGGTCGTAGGGTAACGGCAGCCATGCTGGATAAGTGGGAGCTGTACCGCATAGCCCAGCGCTGTGACCAGAAGGTACCCGATGGTAAGGGCGGCACCGGTACCGAGCCGCGCTTCCTGTTTGACGTCTATATCCAGTCGCAGGCCGATGCCTGGCAGGTGATTAAGGATATCGCCGCTGGCTTCAACGGTATGACGTTCTGGGGCAACAACATGTTCAATGTTGTCTCGGACATGCCAGCGGACACGACGAAGCTGCAGATCCTCACTCGCGCCTCGGTCGTCGGAAAGCCGAACTATTCAAGCGGCAGCGAGAAGAACCGCTACAGTTCGGCGTTGATTAACTTCAGCGACCCGGACAACCACTATCAGGATCGCACCACTGCGGTGATGTTTCCTGACCTGGTGAAGCAGTTCAAATTCAAGCAAACGCAGCTGACTGCCATCGGCTGTACGCGCGAGAGTGAGGCGCAGCGCCGCGGCGGATGGGCGGTGTACTCCAACTACCTCGATCGCATGATCACGTTGCAAACCGGGCTGGATGGCTTTGCCTATGTTCCCGGCACCGTGTTCGCTTTTGCGGATGAGCGCTTTTCCGGGCGAGTGTATGGTGGGCGAGTTGTAAGCTACGACGCCGGGCTTAAAGCCGTTACAACCGATCGCGGGACCAGCGCCGTCCCGGGCGATACGCTGATGATCCGCACCCAGGGCGGCATTGTGGAAAACCGGGTCATTCAGGCGGTCAACGGCATGCAGTTAATCGTGGCCACGGCGTTTTCCTCTGCGCCAGCGCCAGATGCCGTTTTCGTTATCGATGCCGGACAGCTGCGCCTGCAGTATTTCCGTGTGATGAACCTGACATTCAACGACGAGGAGAACACCTACACCATTACTGGTGCGGAATACAACACCTCGAAATATGACGCTGTCGATAACAATGCCCGCCTGGATATCCCGCCAATCAGCCTGATCCCCACGGGAATTGTCGGCCAACCCGGCAATGTCGTGGTGTCGAGTTATGACTCTGTGCGCCAGGGGCAGCGCATCGCCACTCTGGTGGCGTCCTGGGATACGCCGCTGGATAAAGCGGGCAAGCCTCAGGCTGATATCGTTGCCTATCAGGCGCAGTGGCGCAGGGGCGATAGCGAGTGGGTTAACGTCCCTCAAACTGGCCTGCGTAATATTGAAGTGCCCGGCATCTTCGAGGGCGACTACCTGGTACGGGTCCGGGCAATAAACGCAGGTGGCGCATCCAGTCTTTGGGCAACGTCTGTGCTGACGCACCTGAAAGGCAGAACGGGCAATGTGCCGATGCCGGGTAATTTCCGCACCACGCCGCTACTGTGGGGCGTTCAGCTGGACTGGGATTTTCCTGCGGGAACGGGCGATACGCTGCAGACGGAAATTCAGTATTCCACGGTATCAACCGGGGCGAACGCCATGCTGCTGGCCGGGGTGCCGTATCCCCAGCACAATTATCAGCAGCTTGGTCTGAAAGCCGGAGTGGGGTTCTGGTACCGCGCGCGGCTTGTCGATCGCACCGGCAACCAGTCAGCCTGGACGGGCTGGATTCAGGGCAGCAGCAGCTCGACCGCTGCCGACTACCTGGTGGATCTCGATAATCAGATTAAAGGCACCGATACCTACAAAGACCTCGTCAAAGAAATCACCGATATCAGCGGTGATATTCAGTCAGCGCGTGATGATATCAGCACGGTCACAACGGAGTCGGCGGCCACTAAAGCGGGCCTGACGCAGGAGGTTGCAGATCGTAAAAAGGCGATCACCGATGAGGCGACGGCGCGCGGGCAGGCATTACTGACCGAGAAGAACGAGCGCGTCGCGGATATCAGCAACGTCAACCAGACGATTCAGACCAGTACCGACTCACTCGCGCAGCAGATTGCACAGGTGTCGGCGGGTACTGGCTCGCAGTTCGACCCGGCCAAAATCTGGTATTTCGATTCGACGGTGGAAGGCTGGGTCGGGAACGGTACGCCGACGATTGTTGACGGCTGGCTGCGTCCTGCTAACCATGCATCTGATCCATGGGTGGCGTCCCCCGGCTCGCTGGGTATCACGGCAGCAGCGTATCGCTTCCTGAAGCTGCGCATTAAAAAGGTGGGATCACCTGCATGGACAGGGGAAATCCGCTGGCGCAACACGGCGGCTTTCAACGACATCAACCGGTTCACGGTGGCCGAACCCGCATATAACTCCGACGGTGTCGCTACTCTTGAATGTGACGATATCCCGTGGCTTGCGGATACCACGATTAACCAGATTCGGCTGGACCTCTCCAGTAAACAGGACGCGACAAACTATCTCCTGATTGACTGGGTGGCGCTGGGTCGGCCGACGCCGGGCGCGGGCATGGCGGCATTGCAGCAGGAGACGACAGCGCGTGTCACCGGCGATCAGGCAGAGGCGACGGCGCGCGAAACGCTGGCCACTCAGATCCGGGGCGGCTATACCGGTAATGACCCGTCAAAACTGGCCGCTGGTCTGCTTTACACTGAACGCCAGGCACGCATTACGGCGCAACAGGCAGAGGTGACAGCCCGGACGGCGCTGGAAGCGACCGTTAACGCCAACAAAGCCAGCGTGACGCAGGAGCTGGCAACGCTGACGACTGAGCAGGAGGCGCAGGCTACCGCGCTATCAGGTCTGAATACGGCTGTTGGTAAAAACACCGCCGCTGTCACCCGCATTGATAAGGCTGTTTCTGATAACGATAAGGCGCAGACCTCTGCGCTGGCGGCGGTTAAGGCGACTACTGACCAGAACACCTCAGACATCAGCACTGAAACCACGGCCCGCACGGACGGTGACAGCGCGCTCGGCCGCCGCATCGATACGCTGAAAGTTGACGTGGACGGCAACACGGCCAGCAGGGACAGTGGCCTTATCGGCAACGTTACCAATGCTCTGGCCAACTTCATGGCGTTCTCGGATCAGCGCGTCACGTTCGCCGTTGGCGAAACGAAAACGGCAGCTGAAATCACCGAGGCGAAGAAGACTGCTGCGGATGCCACCAGTGCCCTGGCTGAGCAGGTCACCACGCTTAAAGCGACGGTTGAAACCAACGGCCAGACTAACGCTGCAGCTGTCACCCGCATCGACAAAGCCGTGGTGGATTTATCAACCGCTACGGCGTCCAGCATTCAGCAGGTGACGGCTGCGATTGGTGATACCAATGCCAATGTGCAGACGACCAGCCAGGCTGTTGCGGATATCAGCGGCAAGCTGAGTGCGCAGTGGGGCGTTAAGGTCCAGGTGGA